CCGGTATTGTCTGCGTTGCGGGGTCCCGCAACAGGTAAATCAAGCCACCAAATCCAGAGGCAACGGGACCGGCTCCGTGTTTAAGCGCGGCGGTACCTGGACAGCCGTCCGCGTGCTCGGCTACACTTCCGAAGAGGTGGAGGTAGACGGGCAGAAGCGCAAAAAGCTGCACAAAACCACCCGCAGCAAGGGCGGATTCCGAACCAAAAAAGAGGCCCTGGAATATTTGCCCCAGCTCGGTATTCCGGCACGCAAAAAGGCGCCCACTTGGGCCGCACTCTACGACGCATGGAAGCCCACCCACCGGGCTGGGAAAAGCACTATGGACTGCTACGCCGCCGCCGAGAAATGGTTCCGACCAATCTGGCCGCTGCGTTTTGACGAGGTTGATATTGACGACCTACAAGAATGCCTGGATGACTGCCCCAAGGGAAAGCGC